AGGAGAGTATTATATAGTTGCAACTGCAGGTGGTACTGATTTAGATGGAGAAAAAGATTGGCAACTTGGTGATTGGGCAGTATTTTCAGACCTAGCTACAGATGCTTGGCAGAAAGTAGATAACTCTTCAGTTGGAGATATAACTAAAGTAACTGCAGGAACAGACCTTACAGGAGGTGGAGTTGCAGGAGATGTTACTTTAAATGTAACCTCAGCAACTGCATCAACGGCAAGTACAATAGTAAAAAGAGATTCTTCAGGAGACATTAATAGTAGATTATTCAGAAGTGAATTCGACACTACGAATTCTTCTATAGGATTTATAATGACTCAAATCAATACAGGTACTAATAATTATATTAGACCATCTACTCCTGCTCAACTTAGAGCAGGTATTAATGTAGCTGATGGAGCAACTAATGTAACTAATAACAACCAAATATCTAACGGAGCAGGTTACACCACAAACACAGGTGATATAACTTCAGTAGGAGCAGGAACAGGTATAAGTGGTGGTGGAACATCAGGAGCAGTAACAATAACAAACTCTGATAGAGGTTCATCTCAACCTATATTTAAAACTATAACAGACGGTACAGGAAGAGTTCGAGCAAATTCTAACAATGATATTTTAACCCTTACAGGTTGTAAAGGAACAAATCTAAAATATGACGAAGAGGCAAATTCTATTGAAATTTGTGCAGACCAACAATCATTAAGTATAAGTGGAACTACACTAAGCTTATCAGATGGTGGTTCAGTTACACTACCTACATCTACAGGTCCTAAAGGAGATAAGGGAGATACCGGAAGTCAGGGAATCCAAGGAATCCAAGGTCCAAAAGGAGATACAGGTGATGCAGGAGAAAAAGGTAGTACCGGCTCTAAGGGAGATAAGGGAGACACGGGTAGTCAGGGAATCCAAGGTATACAAGGACCCGAAGGAGAAAAAGGCGACACCGGAGGTCAAGGAGCCAAGGGTGACACCGGCTCAACCGGTGATAAAGGAGACACCGGAGCAGCAGGTTCTAATGGAAGTAATGGAGCAAAAGGTGACCCCGGTTCTAATGGAAGTAATGGAGCAGCCGGAGCAAAAGGAGACAAAGGAGACACAGGTGCTCAAGGGGGTCAAGGTTTAAAAGGTAATACCGGAAATACAGGCTCACAAGGAGCAAAAGGTGATGCAGGTGAACCCGGAAAGCAGGGAGATACCGGAGCAAAAGGTGATGCAGGTACTAACGGAAGTAATGGAGCAGCCGGAGCAAAAGGTGATAAAGGAGATACGGGTAATACCGGAACTCAGGGTCCTCAAGGAAATGCCGGAGCAACCGGAAGTCAAGGTCCTGAAGGAGAACCCGGAAAACAAGGTGACCAAGGTGTGCAGGGTGTAAAGGGTAATACCGGAACGGCAGGTGCAAATGGAACAAACGGAACAAATGGTTCACCCGGTGCTCGTGGAGCAACAGGAGCAACCGGAAGTCAGGGTGCTCAGGGTGTTCAGGGTAACACCGGAAGTCAAGGTCCTGTAGGTCCAAACTTTCCTGTAGATATAGATGGTAAGGCAGTAGGAACAATAACAAGTATATCAGTAGATAGCAAAAGTAGATGTGTAAGGTTTAGATGTACAGGTGGAACCTTCAATGTTCAACTATGTGAAGAGTAGATGAAAATTTATTATCTTTGTAACTAATAAAAATAACAATAACTTAAATTTAATTAAAATGAGTAAAAAAGAAACAAAAATTACCAAAGACGAGTTGATGAAAGTTCAATCAATGATGAGCACATTCAACCAATTAAAAATAAAACTTGGAGATGCCGAGTTAACTAAACAACAAATTTTTCTACAAGTAGAAGATTTAAAGAAAGACTATGCAGAAGTAGAGGCAACTCTTACAGAAAAGTATGGTAAGGATAATTTGATAAATTTAGAAACAGGAGTTGTTAGTTCTAAAGAAAAGAAAAAAGAATAACGAATGGCAAAAATAGCTACATACGCAATAGATGCGACACCTACGGTAGACGACAAAGTAATAGGAACTGATGTTGACAATGAATTAATCACTAAGAATTATAAGATAGGTGATATCATTGCTATGGTACCCGGTGGTAGCTTAAGTGTACAATCGTTAAATACATTAACAGGTGCAGTCAAACTTGCTGCAGGAACCAATATTGGTTTAGCATTAGATGCTTCAAAAAATGAAATAGTTATTTCCTCTACAGGAGGAGGAAGTATTACATCAGTGGATGGAGCCACAGGACCGGCTATTGACTTAGCAGGGAAAGGTGGGATTACTGTTACTACAGTAGGAAACTTAATTAATATTGATGGTTCAGGCATTAGTAGTGGTGTTACATCTATAGATGGAGCAACAGGACCTACTGTTGATATTGCAGGTAAGGGAGGAATTACGGTTACCACAGTTGGTGACTTAATTAATATTGATGGTACAGGAATAGGAGGAAGTCCCGGTACTCCCGTAAACGGTATACAAGTAAATGTAGCAAGTGCTTTTGGTGCTTATGATTGGTTAACTGCTAATCCTACATCTAATACTTTAGACTTAGGAAACGGAAGTATAGGTAAAGGAGGAACTACCGCAGGTATAGTTAATTTATTTAATGCATCAGGAGATGCTAATGCTTTAGGTTCTGTTCGTTGGTATGACTTTGCATCAAGCAATAACTATGTTGGAATTGTAGGTCCGGGGTCTATGGAAAAAAGTGTAAGCTATGACATAGCTTTACCTCAAAACGAACCTTTAGCTAATCAAATATTAGCAGTAAAGAACGGTGCAACATCTACTCCTTGGGAATTAGTATGGACTACCAATAGCAGTAGTAGTGAGGATGTTAAATTTAAAATTGATGCAACAGACACTCAAGCAGGATATTGGTCAGATAAAATAATTCCCGGTGGCGGCATAACTAAAACCATACTTACAGATGGTAGTGGAGTTAAAACAGTACAACTAAATCAAAGTCTTCCTACAATTGTAAATAGTATCAAAGTAGGAAGTTCTACTACAATAGGAACATTTGAATTTGCAGGTTCGGGAGTTAGTATGACAAGTGGTGGTGCAGGTCAACCTGATAATATAATTACTTTTGCAGGTGGTGGTGGAAGTCCTGCAGGTGTAGCAGGTAGCGTTCAATTTAATGATGGAACTGCATTTTCTGCTTATACAGGCTTTACATTTGATAAAGCAACTGCAATGCTTACATTAGGACAATCTGCTGCTCCTACAAATCTTGGAGGTATTTTAAGAGTTGAAGGTAACGGAAGTACTTATGGAGGTAAAGTTGAATTAGAAACAGGTTCATCAAAAGGTGCTCCTGAAATAATTTCATTATGTGGACCATCCACAGGAGTTAAACAAGAAATTCATTTACCACAAACAGTAGCAACTGCAGTTACTCAAGTATTAGGAATTAAATCTATTACAGGTACATTAGTACAGACTGAATGGAAAGCATCTAGTAGTGGTGGTACAATAAACTTTATAGGAGAAGCATCTACAAATACATCTCAAGCAATAAGCAACGATTCATTAACCTTAGTTACTTTAGGTCCTAATACAGTATGGAAAAATTCTGACCCTGTATTTGGAAGTGTTGCATTATCAGCATTTGGAGCGATTGATGGTTGTGAAATTGAGTTTTCAGGAGCAGGGTCTGCAGGAACTTATTGGTTTGTAATTAACGCTAACTTTCAATCGGCAGATGGATTTCAACCAACTATGTATGCAGAAGTAGAGGGAAGTCCTAGTAGTCAAAAGCTTGTTGAAATGACAACAGAGTTACTTCCTATTAACGGGAATCTTGTTAAAAAGAATTATTATAAAACTTTTAGATATATTAAAACGGGTAATGACAAACAAACTGTTCACCTGCAAGTATATTTCGCTGCGAAAGATGCAGGTAGAGGAGAAACAATTTTTACACCAAGTCCTGTTTCAGGAATAGCAGCTTCACCGGCTGCATCCGTTCAAGTTTGGAAAAATTAAAAAATGGATATTAGAAAAATTTCAGTAGGACCTGACTATAAGTCAGGAGCAATGCATTATTTAGTTGGACAAGACGTTCTTAACGGAAGCTATACTATTCATTTAATTAAATTTGATTCAGATAGAAATTCAATTTTAATATATATAGAAAGAGATGATGAAGTTTTACTATGGAAAGAATTTACAGATTCTATGCCAATCTCTATTGAATACAATATAAATTTTTAATATATGGAAGACCATAATATAAAAGCTAACTTGCAGTGGTTAGAAAGTTTTGAAATGAAGAAAGAGTTAGCAAACACTTTTGAAGAAGAGATGATGTATGCTGATGAGATACACAAAATTAAAATGAAATTAAATGGAGTCAAACCTACAGATTCACATATAGATTGTATAGGTTGTGGCTCATAAATTAAATTATGAAATCACCATTTGCTTTTATCGTTACTCCTATAGAGGGTAAAAGATATAGTAACACAAAACAGGTAGGAGGTATTGACTTAATAATCAGTACCTCTACAGAAGACCACAAGTATTCTCAAAGAGAAGCTAAGGTTGTTGAACTCCCCCTAGACTATAAAGGTCCCATACAGGTGGGAGATTTTTTATTAGTACATCATAATGTTTTTAAATATTATAATGACATTAAAGGAAAACAACAAAGTGGTAAAAGTTATTTTAAAGACAATTTATTTTTTGTAGAAAATGAGCAGTATTATGCTTACAAAAATAATGATGTATGGAATGCCGTTGATAGATATTGTTTTGTTGAACCCGTATCTGTAGAAGAAAGTTATATATATAAACCACTAAGTGAAGAACCTTTGGTTGGATTAGTTAAATATCCAAACAAGTATTTAATTAGTCAAGGAGTAACAAAAGGAACAAAGGTTACATTCAAACCTGAAAGTGAGTATGAATTTAATATTGATGGCGAAAAGTTATATAGAATGTTTGACCACCAAATTACAATGATGCTATGAGTAGAGAGTGGGATTGGATGGATGATGAAGACTTTGAAAGTATCCGATTAAAAAAAGTTAAAAGAATTAAAAATGAAATCAAAAGAAATAAAATTAAAAATAATAGAAGCAGGTCACAGGGCGGTGGAGCAACTGATAAAGGTAGCGAAGGAACAAATCATAAAGCACGACCCGGAAGATGATTTAGCTGCAGATAAATTAAAAAATGCTGCAGCAACAAAGAAGCTTTGTATTATGGATGCATTTGAAATTTTAAGCAGAATAGAATCAGAACAAGAAGCTATAGATTCTTTAGATAAAGGAGTTAGTAAAACACAAACAAAACAAGGATTTGCAGAAAGAAGGTCTAAATAACTTATATAGCGTACTTGAAGGTATTGTACCAAAAAATGTTTTAAAGTCTAAGAACAAGGCTAAAACGTGGGTGTACGGCTATGAATCGAAATATGATTTTATTGTTATTTCTAAAACCGGTGAGATAGGAGATATAATATGTATTCAAGGATTGAATATAGCCTTACCATTAGAGCCTAAAAAGTGTCTTCAAAGACACTCAAAAAAAGAACAACAGTATTGGGAAAGACAAGAAATACCTAAAGTATTAGATAAGATACAATCTATATTTCAATGGAACGAAATGGCATCTGAATTTAAAGATAGATGGGTTGATTATGTAGAAGAAGAATTTGACAGAAGAGAACAGGGTCTATGGTTTATGTCAAATGGTGTGCCAACTTATTTAACAGGAGGACACTATATGTATTTACAATGGACAAGTATTGATGTTGGATATCCTGATTTCAGAGAAGCGAATCGTTTATTGTTTATTTTTTGGGAAGCCTGTAAAGCTGACACTAGAAGTTTTGGAATGGCTTATTTAAAAATAAGACGTTCAGGATTTTCTTTTATGAGTTCATCAGAATGTGTTAACACAGGTACACTAGCTAAAGATGCAAGGGTAGGTATACTATCTAAAACAGGTTCTGATGCTAAGAAAATGTTTACAGATAAAGTTGTTCCAATAAATAGTAGACTGCCATTTTTCTTTAAACCAATTATGGATGGTATGGATAAACCTAAAACTGAATTAGCTTTTAGAATCCCTGCATCAAAAATTACAAAGAAAAATATGTATGATACAACTGACGATGAGTTGTATGGTTTAGATACTACAATAGATTGGAAAAATACTGATGACAATAGTTATGATGGAGAAAAACTTTTATTATTAGTACACGATGAAAGTGGAAAGTGGATTAAACCAAATAATATTTTAAATAATTGGAGAGTAACTAAAACTTGTTTACGTCTAGGTAGTAAAGTAATAGGTAAATGTATGATGGGTTCTACATCAAATGCACTAGATAAAGGTGGAGATAATTTCAAACAACTCTATTCAAGTTCAAATGTTTTGAATAGAAACTCTAACGGTCAAACAAGAAGTGGATTGTATTCTTTATTTATTCCAATGGAATGGAATATGGAAGGCTTTATAGATATATATGGAATGCCGGTATTTAAAAATCCGGAAACTTTAGTTAAAGGTATTGACGGAGAAATGATTGGTCAAGGTGCGATTAACTATTGGGACAATGAAGTTGATTCTTTAAAAAAAGACCCCGATGCTTTAAATGAATTTTATAGACAGTTTCCTAGAAGTGAGTCTCACGCATTTAGAGATGAAAGTAAACAATCAATATTTAACTTAACCAAAATATATCAGCAAATAGATTATAATGATTCATTAATTATAGACCATCATTTAACTCGTGGAGATTTAAAATGGAAGAATGGAATAGCTGATTCTAAAGTAGAGTTCCTTCCAAATCCAAGAGGACGTTTTTATGTGTCTTGGACTCCTAGTAAAACTTTACAAAATAGAGTTGATACTGTTAACGGATTTAAAATTCCGGGTAACAAACATATAGGTGCTTTTGGATGTGATAGTTATGATATTTCAGGAACAGTAGGAGGTGGAGGTTCTAATGGAGCATTACACGGATTAACAACATTCAGTATGGATGATGCACCAAGTAATGAGTTTTTTTTAGAGTATATAGCTAGACCGCAAACTGCTGAAATATTTTTTGAAGATGTTTTAAAGGCTTGTGTGTTTTATGGAATGCCTATACTTATAGAAAATAATAAACCAAGATTATTATATCATTTTAAAAACAGAGGGTATAGAAAGTTCTGTATGAATAGACCCGATAAAGTATATAATAAATTATCAAAAACAGAAAAAGAGTTAGGTGGAATTCCTAATTCTAGTGAAGCAGTAAAACAAGCACACGCTTCAGCAATAGAATCTTATATAGATGCACACATAGGAATGAAAGAAAATAGTGATATGGGTGATTGCGTTTTCACACGAACATTAGAGGATTGGGCAAAGTTCGATATTAACAATAGAACTAAGTTTGATGCTAGTATATCTTCGGGTTTAGCCATAATGGCAACGCAGAAACACTTGTATACACCTGAGCAAAAAGTTTCAAAAATAAAGATTAACTTTGCAAGGTATAGTAATAAAGGTACAATAAGCGAAATTATTAGATGAAGAAAGTAGACATTAACATATCATCTACAGGATTTCCTAGTCAATTTGTTTCAGATTCTGAAAAGGCAACAGATGAGTTTGGATTACAAATAGGTCAAGCTATTCAGTACGAATGGTTTAAACGAGACGGAAACAGTTGTAGATATTATAATCAATGGAGAGATTTCCATAGACTAAGATTATATGCAAGAGGCGAACAGTCAGTAGCCAAGTACAAAAACGAATTAGCAATTGATGGGGATTTGTCATATCTAAATTTAGATTGGACTCCTGTACCGGTGTTGCCAAAATTTGTAGACATTGTAGTTAACGGAATGCAAGACAGGGAATTTGTCCCTAAAGCTTTTGCTCAAGATGCTATGTCTCAATCGAAAAGAAGTAAGTATCAACAAATGATTGAAGGGCAGATGGTTGCTAAACCGATGCTTGAAACTATACAAAAGAAAACAGGAGCAAATCCTTTTACTGTTTCACCGGAAGAATTGCCAAATACGGATGAAGAGATGAAGCTATATATGCAGCTTAATTATAAACCTGCAATTGAAATAGCTGAAGAAGAAGCAATCAGTACTTTATTTGAGTCTAATAAATATGACGACACTCGTAAGAGGTTAGATTATGATATGACAGTTTTAGGTATTGCTTGTGCAAAGCACGAATTTCTTAAAGGAGACGGGGTAAAAATTTCTTATGTTGACCCTGCTAATATAGTATATAGTTATACAGAAGACCCTTTCTTTAAAGATTGTTTTTATTGGGGAGAAATTAAAACTGTGCCAATTACAGAATTGGTAAAGATTGACCCTACTTTAGATAACAAAGATTTAGATGAAATATCTCAATACTCACAAAGTTGGTATGATTATTATAATAATGCTCAAGCATATCAAAACGATATATTTTATAAAGACACTGCCACACTAATGTACTTTAATTATAAGACTACTAAAAAAGTAACTTATAAAAGAAAAGTAAAAGACAATGGTAATGTTAGTATGATTGAAAAGGATGACCAATTCAATCCACCTGCTGAAATGCAAGAAGAAGGTAATTTTGAAAAGGTTCAAAAAACTATTGATGTATGGTATGAAGGTGTTATGGTTATGGGAACAAACATATTACTTCAGTGGAAGCTGATGGAGAATATGGTTAGACCTCAATCAGCAACTCAACACGCAATACCTAACTATGTAACTTGTGCACCAAGAATGTATAAAGGAAATATTGAGTCTTTAGTTAGACGTATGATTCCTTTTGCTGATTTAATTCAAATTACACATTTAAAATTACAACAAGTAATTTCTAGAGTAGTGCCTGATGGAGTCTTTATTGATGCAGATGGTCTTAATGAAGTTGACTTAGGAACCGGTAATGCATATAACCCGGAAGATGCATTAAGAATGTATTTTCAAACAGGTAGTGTTATAGGTAGAAGCTATACTCAAGATGGAGATTATAATCAAGCGAAAGTTCCACTTAAAGAATTACAGTCATCTTCAGGTGCTTCAAAAACACAAATGCTTTTAACTAATTATAATCATTATCTAAATCAGATAAGACTTGTAACAGGTTTAAATGAAGCAAGAGATGCAAGTATGCCTGACCCTAACTCTTTAGTTGGTCTACAAAAAATGGCTGCTTTGAATTCTAATGTAGCTACAAGACATATTTTACAAGCTAGTCTTTACTTATATAAAAGTTTAGCTGAAGCTATTACATATAGAGTTGCAGATATTTTACAGTACTCAGACTTTAAAGATGAGTTTATAAATCAAATAGGAAAATATAATGTTTCTATACTTGGCGACATTAATGATTTATACATTTATGATTTTGGTATTTTTATAGAGTTGTCTCCTGATGAAGAACAAAGAGCACAACTAGAGCAAAATATTCAAATGGCTTTATCTAAAGGAGATATTAATTTAGAAGATGCTATTGATATTCGTGAGTTAAAAAATATGAAACTTGCTAATCAACTTCTTAAAATGAAAAGAATTGGTAAGCAAGAACGAGAAGAGAAAATGGCTATGCAACAACAAGCTATGAAATCTCAACAAATGATTAAGCAACAGGAAATGTCTGTACAAGCTAATCAGCAAAAAATGCAAATGGAAACTCAAGCTAAAATGCAATACAGACAGGCAGATGTAGCATTTGAAATAGAGAAGATGAAACAAGAGGCAATGTTGAAATCTCAATTAATGCAGGAAGAGTTTCAAATGAATTTACAATTAAGGTCAATGGATGCCCAACAATTACAAGGCAGAGAAGACCAAAGAGAAGATGCTAAGTCAAAAAGAATAAGTCAAGCTAATACTGAACAATCTAAATTGATTAATCAGAGAAAGAATAACTTACCTCCTATGACGTTTGAATCGAATGAAGATAGCTTAGATGGTTTTGATTTATCTCAATTTAACCCTAGATAATTCGTCTAAAACATTAACATTTTTAGTGTAACTTTGTATAACTTAAATTAAATAAAATATGGAATTAAAAGTAAGAGCAGTTGATGCGACTGAAGAAAAGTCAGGTCAACAAATTGAACAAGAGTTGCTTGATAAGCACGAAGAAAAATTAACAGGAGAAACACCTGTAGAAAACGAAGCAACGAAAGTTGTGACTGAAGATATTAAAACACCGGAGGAGTCAGACCCAAAGGAGGTACAAGAAGAAAATAACTCTAAAGAGTTAAATGAAAAAAATGTTCTTGAATTTATTGGAAGTAGATACGGCAGAGAGATTAATTCATTAGATGAATTGAATCAAGCTAGGGAAGAGAATGAACCCCTTCCCGAAGATGTTACAAAGTATCTACAATTTAAAAAAGAAACAGGTCGTGGATTCGATGACTTTGCTAAAATGCAAAAGAATTACGATGAAATGGAACCTGACAATTTACTAAGAGAGTATTTGTCTGCTACTGAAAAAGGTTTAGATGCAGATGATATCTCTGACTTAATGGAAGATTATGCATACGATGAAGATATCGATGATGAAAAAGCCATTAGGAAAATAAAATTAGTAAAGAAAAAGACTATTGCGAAAGCCAAAGATTATTTTGAGCAGCAACAAGAATTATATAAGGTCCCTCTCGAGTCGAACAGGGATACCAATCTTGAAGCTAATTCAGAAGACTACGAGGCATATAAACAATATATAGCTGAAGCGAAGACAACGAATGAGCGAAACTCTAGAGCGAGGGAGGTTTATTTAGAAAAAACAGGCAATGTGTTTAGTGAGTTCAAAGGTTTTGAATTTACACTTGATGACAACAAAGTTTACTTTTCACCCGGTGATGCATCTGAATTATTAAAAGTACATTCTAATCCTGCTAACTTTATAAAACAGTATCAGGAAGAAGATGGTTCTCTTAAGAACGCAGAAGGTTATCATAGGTCATTAGCAATGGCAATGCATCCTGAGAAGTTTGCTAAATTCTTTTATGAGCAAGGCAAGTCTGCTAACGCAGATGAGTCAATGAGAAAGTTAAAAAATATAAATATGACTACTCGTACTGCTCCGGAAGTTGGAAGCACAAAATCAGGTTTGCAAATAAAGTCGGTAAGCAATGACTCAGGTCGTGGCTTAAAGATTAGAAGTAACAAAAAATAAGTGTTAATTTAAAAATTAAAAAAAATGAGTGTATTAAATGTACCCGGTTTTGATTTGCAACCAAGTGCTCAAAGAGTACCGTTGAAGTCAAACTATATTACTAATTTTGATTTCTTGAATCAGTATCTACCTGATACTTACGAAAAGGAATTCGAAAGATATGGTAATAGAACGATAGCATCCTTCCTAAGAATGGTTGGTGCTGAAATGCCATCTAACTCTGACCTTATCAAATGGGCGGAACAAGGAAGATTGCATACTAAATATGTAAAATGTTCAAGTGCTGCAGTAGCAGGTGCTGACGAAGCTGACTTCGTTATCGGAGATGCAGGTAACCCTGCTTTCGGTGCTAGTAACAGTATTGCTATTAGAAAAGGACAAACTTTATTTATCTCTGATAATGCAGGTGGTGGTTCAGCTAAAGCAGTAGTTACTAAAGTTGACTACGCTACTAAAACAGTAAGTGTTGCATTTTATGACAATGCAGGTCTTCCTGTAGCAGGAGCAGGTAAAGAGTTTACTATGTTTATCTATGGTTCTGAATTCAGAAAAGGAACAGTTGGAATGGAAGACTCTCTTGAGGCTGACGATTTCATCTTTGAAAACTCACCAATTATCATTAAAGATAAGTACGCAGTATCAGGTTCTGATATGGCTCAAATTGGATGGGTAGAAGTTACTACTGAAAATGGAGCAAACGGATACCTATGGTATTTGAAGTCTGAGCACGAAACAAGATTACGTTTTGACGACTATCTTGAAACTGCAATGATTGAAGCAGTACCAGCAGGTGCAACTTCAGGTGCAGCTACTCAAACTGTTGCTGATGCCGGTATGGTAGGTAACAAAGGTTCAGATGGAATTTTCTATGCAGTTGAAGATAGAGGAAACATTTGGGGTGGTGGAAATCCTGTAACTCTAGCAGAGTGGGATTCTATTATATCTAGACTTGATAAGCAAGGTGCTATTGAAGAGAATGTTGTATTTGTAGATAGAGATTTCTCTTTCGACATTGACGATATGTTATCTCAACAATCATCTAATGCAGCAGGTGGTGTTTCTTATGGTCTTTTTGACAATGAAAAAGAAATGGCATTGAACTTAGGTTTCACAGGATTCCGTAGAGGTTACGATTTCTACAAGTCTGATTGGAAATATTTGAATGACCCAACTATGCGTGGTGGATTACCAACAGGAGCAGGGTCAGGTAGAGTTAATGGACTTTTAGTTCCTGCAGGTTCTACTTCAGTATATGACCAAATCTTAGGTAAGAACGCTAAGAGACCATTCTTGCACGTTAGATATAGAGCTTCAGAAACTGAAGACAGACGTTACAAGACTTGGATTACAGGTTCTGCAGGTGGAGCAGAAACTTCTAGCTTAGATGCTATGGAGGTTCACTTCCTATCTGAAAGAGCAGTATGTACTTTAGGTGCAAACAACTTCTTCTTATTCCAAGAGTAAGCAGATAATTATTAGGGGAGTGTCTTCAAAGACACTCCCTTTTTTTAAACTTTAAATTAAATTTATATTCAAATGAAAAACAAAAAAACCGTATTCGTTGATAAACAATACAAACTCACAAGAAACGTAGCACCACTTTCTTTTATGCTACCAACAAGACACACAAGAAGATTTCCACTATTACATTTTGATGAATCAAATGGAACTAATAGAGAACTTCGTTATGCAAGAAACCAAAAATCACCATTCGTTGATGAACAAGATGGCAACGCTCTTTTAGAGCCTGTTATTTTTGAAGATGGATTTTTGTTTGTAAGAAAAGAAGACCAAGTTTTACAACAGTTTTTACATTACCATCCTTTGAATGGTAAAAAGTTTATTGAAGTTGATAAAGCTAAAGATGCTTCTGAAATTGTAGACCAACTTTTAATTCAAGCTGATGCATTAACTGAAGCTAAAAAACTTTCTATAGACCAATTAGAAAACATTACTAGAGTATTGTTTAATACTGATGTAGCAAGATTAACAACATCTGAAATGAAAAGAGATGTTTTAGTATTTGCTAACTCAAATCCACAAGACTTTCTTGATATTTGCAATGACCCGGAATTAAAAATTATGGGTACAGTTCAAGGATTTTTTGATAATGGATATTTAGCTTATAGAAAAAGTAAAAGTGAAGTATGGTATAACACTCCAACTAACAAAACTAAAATGCTAAATGTTCCTTTTGGAGCAGACGGATTAGATTTGTCAGTTTCTTATTTACAGAGTGACGATGGATTAGAGGTTTTAAAGTACCTTGAATCACTATAAATTATATTCGTATATTTGTGGCTTAGTCATCTATCACGAGGATAGGTGTTTTTTACTAATTTTTTAAATATATATTATGAACAAGTACTTAACTTTTGCAATTGAAGATTTTCCACCGGCAATGGTGGCTATCAATGGAGGTTTAACAGTAGGAACAATTACTTCTACTGAAGTTAAACTTCACTCAGCAGACAATGCATTAACTTACTCGGTAGTAGGAACAGGTTTTACTGTTGCTATGGAAAAAGCAGTAAATGCAGCCTTAGTAATTGCAGCACAAACTAATTGGATGAAAGTAGTTCACCCGGTTGATTTACCTGCAGGAGAGGTAGTAACTAGTATTACTATTGCTTAATTAAACAAATCTTTTAGATTATTTAGAGACCTCTTCTATTTTGAAGGGGTCTTTTTATTTTGTTTATCTTTGTACAAAAGAATCACAGATGATAAATTCAGTTAGACAAACAGTAATGTCAGTTCTGAATAAAAATAACTACGGATACATATCTCCGTCAGATTTTAATTTGTTTGCAAAACAGGCACAATTAGATTTATTTGAAACTTATTTTTATTCTTATAACTATCAGATACAGAAGGAAAACGCTAGACAATCAGGTACGGGATATGCAGATATTACAAAAGGTCTTGAGGAAGTTATAGATACTTTTTCAGTTACCTTACCTCTGTTAAATAACGGAGGCAATAATGAGTATTTTTTACCCTCATTGACAACAACTAATAATGACTATTATTTAATAAACAAGAATTTAGTTTATAATAAAGAGTTAGCTGAAGGAACTACTACCGGAACTAATGGTGGTGGTGTAGGTGTTTTTGATACTACGGCAGATTTTATAACACTTGGTGTGAGCGTTGGAGATATTGTCTCAACGGTTACAAGTGGTGTTACATACAA